TACAAACAAAAAAGGTCCTTGGAGTTGAAGTGGCAACAGGAGCATCTAGATAATAATAGATATACTCTTGAAATGGTCAAGATTGATGACAAAGTAAAAAGGGTCATTACTGACATTAAGCTGGAAGAAGCAGCTATTGCACATAGACAAAATCAAATTGATGATGTCGCTCCACAAGTTTCTGTAGCTACTTAATCAAAAGCTACATCGTTGGAAAACACTCTCCACACTACAGGATCTCTTGCACTCTACTAAAAACTATTGTATATTTAATACACTATACATTTAATAAATGATGAATGCTGACGCGGTATAGTCGACAACCCTAGGGACAGTATTCAGATATCTAGGAGGATATTAATATGGCAAATACTACATTTTCGGGACCGGTAAGATCGGGATCGATATCAAATACAACAGGAACTACAGTTGGTACAGATATGGCTAACGTAGGTTCTATGTTAGTAACTCAAACGCAAGCAGTAACTCAAGCTGCTCCTTTGACAACAGACATTATAATTCCTGCAAACAGCCAATTGGTTTTTGCAAAATTATTTGTAAGTGTTATTTGGAATGGCGCTGCAAGTACAACTGGTTTAGGTTATGTTGGAGATGCAACTGCATTTACAGCAGCTGGCGGAATTGCTGGTGGTACTTTAGGTATTATCGAAATTACTGCT